ATAATTGATGGTCAACATTTAGTACATGCTTGTCAAAGAGAAAACATTCCTGTAGAATTTAGATATATTGAAATTGTAGATGAAGATGATATTGTTAAAAAGATGGCTTTTTATAACAATTCTTCTAAGTCTTGGAAACTTATGGACTATGTAAATGCATGGATGTATATTCATCCAGATTACACTATGCTTAAAAAGTTTAAAAATTTATATAATCTTGAGCCATTAATGATTGCAAGTATTTGTAATAATACAGATTCTTATAATGGAATATGTCCAGCAAGTCAATTAATCAAGAATGGTAACTTTAGAGTTACTAATCCTAATGCTGAAACTATGTGTAAAGATTTTAGTGATTTATTTATTAAAATCGGTAAAGCTGACAGATGGGTTAAACATCAGTTTTTAAGAGTATTTATTCAAGCTTATAATAGTAAAAATTATAACCATGAGGTTACTCTTCAAAATGTTGATAAGAATATTGCTACTATTAAGACAATGACAGATATTTCTGTAGCAAACCATTTTATACAAAAAAATGTTTTCAATTTAATTTAAAATAAATAATGAATCCAAGCAAAGGCAACAATGCTTGGATTCTTAATATAAACATTATGAGACAATATTTTAATCAAGGTTATAGTAAATTTAGTTTTAAAAGAATTGTAACAAAAACAGAAAAAGCTACATTATTTGAAATTATACCTAAAATAGAAATTTGGTTACCAAATAGTTGGTTAATTAAATTAACTAAAACTTCATTTACAGTAAAAGATCATATTGCAACAGATGTAAAACTTAAAATGAATGCAGAATTTAAAGCACTTAAAAAATGAACAGAGAAGAAATACAAGCAGAAGCATTAAAAGCAACTGAAGGTAAGCAAAGATGTAGTATTGTATTAGGCACAGGTTACTTGTAAAATTTAAATAGTTTTTGTACCTTTATGGTATGAAAATGACTAAAGGTTTTGGGTACAAAAAATGTGGTGTTTACTGCATTACTAATACAGTAAACAACAAAAGTTATATTGGAAGCAGTATCCATATTTATTTTAGACTAAGAAGACACAAGTCTGATTTGGCAAGAAATTGTCATGATAACAAGTATCTTCAAAATGCTTATAATAAATATGGTGCTGATTCTTTTATAGCATCTATTGTTGAAGAATGTTTTGAAAATGTAGTTTTACAAAGAGAACAACATTATATTGATAATTTAAATCCTGAATATAATTTAACAAAAGAAGTTATTAATAATAGACTTTCTGAAGAATCAAGATTAAAAATATCTATTACTATGAAAGCAAAAGCAAAAGCAGGTATTAGAGTCAATCCTCTTAATGAAGATAAACAAAAAGAAATTGACTTATATGACTGTAATTGTAAATTTATTAAAAGATTTAATTCTTATAATAATGCTGGTAGATTTATAAAAGAAACCTATCCAATATTTACACCACATAGTGTGTCTATTATTGTTAAAAGTAAATATGGTAGATATAAAAATTATTTTTTAATTAAACCAGATTCAATTTGTAATTCTGATTTATCTAAAAGTGGTTATGCATTATTAATTACTAATACATTAACTTCAGAAATCTTTAAATTTAAAAGTGCTGCACAAGTTGCAAAATATTTAACATGTAGTCATTCTTCTGTTATACAAGCATTTCATAAACAAAGACCTCTGTTAAAAATATATAAAATAGAAAAATTATGAATAGAGAAGACATTCAAAAAGAAGCATTAGATGCTACTATAGGAAAACAAAGATGTAGCATTGTGCTCGGAACTGGTGTAGGTAAGACCCTTGTTGGCCTAAAACATATGCAACTTTATACTACACCTCTTATGAGAACATTAGTAGTTGCACCTAAAAAATCTATTTTTCAATCTTGGAAAGATGATGCAGCAAAGTTTGATATGCTTGAACAATTAAGTAGAATTACATTTACAACTTATCTAAGTTTAAATAAACATAATCCTGCTGACTTTGATGCAGTGTATTTAGATGAAGCTCATAGTTTATTAGATAGTCATAGAGGATTTCTACAACTATATAAAGGAAAGATAATTGGTCTTACCGGGACTCCTCCAAGATATAAAGATTCTGAAAAAGGTAGATTAATACAGGAATTTTGTCCTGTAATATATACTTTTAAAGCAGACTCTGCTATAGAACAAGGAATACTAAATGATTACCAAATTATAGTACATGAGTTAGAACTGAGTAATGAAAAGAATTATTCTGTAGTAATGAAGAATAAAAGTTTTATGAGTTCTGAAGTACAAAACTATAATTATTGGGGTCAAAGACTTGAAACTGGTTCTGGACCTGTCCATATTCTTAGAGTAATGAGAATGAAAGCAATGATGGAGTATGCTAGTAAAGAAAAATATACTAAAAAGTTAATGGATAGCATTAATACTAAATGTATTGTATTTGCTAATACACAAGATCAAGCTGATAGATTATGTTCTCATAGTTATCATAGTAATAATACTAAATCTGAAGAAAATCTTGAGATGTTTAAAGACGGGTCTATTTTAAAACTTTCTACTGTTATGCAGTTAAATGAAGGTGTTAATATATCTAATCTTAAACAGGGTATTATTATGCATTCATATGGTAATGAAAGAAAAGCTAGTCAAAGAATAGGTAGGTTGCTCCGGTTAAATCCTGATGATAAAGCTATTGTACATATATTATGTTATATGAATACAGTTGATGAAAAATGGGTTAAAGAAGCCTTAGAAGATTTTGACCAAACTAAAATTATATGGAAAAATTACAATATTCCCGTATAATTTATATATATTATGAGTATGGAAGATATACAAACACATAAGATTATGTTATATAATGATGATGTAAACTCATATGAATATATTATGGCCTGTTTAATAGGTTTATGTAAACATGAAGTAGTACAAGCAGAACAATGTGCTTTAATAGCACATAACAAAGGCAAGTGTGAAATAAAACATGGAGATTTTATGGATATGTTTGAATTAAAAACTACCTTTGATAACTTAAATATTAAAGTTGAATTAGAAGAGTATGAAAGTGATTTGTATTGATAATAGTAAAAAGCCAAAAAATATACCTATTGAAGAATGGGTAAAAGAAGGTGATACTTATACTGTAACCAGAATTGTTAGAATGGGTTTACAAAAAGAAACTTATGGTTTTTTACTTAAAGAAGTACAACTATCAAGCAGATCATTTCCTTATGAACTTTATGATGCATCAAGATTTTTACCAATTGAACTTTTATCTAATATGAAAGAAGAAAAAAAAGAAGAGGTAATTATTGAAGAAGCATGTCTTGAATTAATCTAAATAAATAAAGTTTATGTATAAATTTATAAATATTATAGGTTTAATATCAGTTATATATCTAATAATGAGTCAGATAATGGCTCTTTATTTCTTATATTTATGGTCTAATAATCATGGCTTTTTAAATACTATAACATTAGGCGTACTAATATCAGAGATTAAAGGAATATTCTTTCCTTTTTTTATATAAAAATTATGGAATATACAGTTAATGACATTCTAAAAGAGTGTGATGCTTTAGTATATGAATTTCAAAATTCTCCTAAAAAAAGATTAAGACCAATGTTAGATAAAAGAAATTATCTAATTGCTATATTGTATTACAAGTTTGGCTATACTGAAGAAAAAATTTCTACTATATATAATATAAAAAGAGTATCAGTTTCAGTATCTAAAAAACATGCTTATTCTTTATTAGAATATGGTGATAATGTATTTAAAGAAAATATTAAAGATTATTTAATTAAATATCCGTATGATTTTCCAAATTTTAGTAATAAATATAAAAAAGATATAGGAATTACAATATATTTTGATAATAAAACTTTAGAAAAAATAAGAGCATATAGAGATATTATAAATGAAAAATCTACAGCAAAAACAATAAAAAGATTGGTAACTAATGGTTTAAAGTTATGGGGAAAATGAAAGAATTATATTATGAGTTATTACAAGCAAATAACGGAGAAATACCACAGGAAGCTACTATAGCTGACTTAGCAAGAATGAATGATCTAAAAATATTTGAATGGAGAGAATATGAAAGGTCTCAAAATAATATTAAAAAACCAAAAAATGAAGGAGATATCAAAGGACAGCAGTCTTAATGAACACAGACAAGAAAAAGAATATGGTTGGAAACCTATTCCATCTAAAAAGAAATCAGTAAGAAAAAAATCAGAATATAATTATGCATTTGTAGGTATAATAATAGGTCTTACTATGGGTATACTTACAAGCATTTTTATGTATAAAGATTCTCAAAGATGTAATTTACTATTAGAAGAAAATAAACTTCTTAAAGAAATGTTGTATTATAAAGAAATAAATAAATAAACAATTAAATTAAAAAAAAAAAATGAAAAAATTATTAATAAGTATAGGAGTAATGTTGTGTTTAAATGCAAATGCTCAATGGACTAACAAAACTATAAATAATGGTTTTGATGAACCTTATAGAATATGTTATACAGCAACAAATAATCTTGGATATTTAAAATTAGAAAATGTAGATGGTCAAATATATTTTTATCTTAATGGAAAATATTGTTGTGATGACAGCCCTGTTGTAAATTTATCATTTGTTGTAAATGGTGTAACTGTAAAATATTCTTGCACTGCTAATGTAGGTGATGATAAAAATATTGTTTGGATTTTAGAAGATTTTTTAAATAGTGATGTAGTGGAATCTTTTAAAAATTGCAGTACACTTAATATAAGAGTAAATGATAAAGTTTGTAATGAAGAAATTTACTCATTTAATATGAGTGGGAGTACAGCTGCTCTTAATTTTATAATTAATAAGTAAACTTGAAACATTTTACAAAATATCTATTGGTATGGATAAGCCAAAACTTGTCCATACCTTTTTGGATGGTAGGTCATGTACATCTTTCAACAAATGTGTATGCTGACATCCATGAGATACTAATGTCCTGTGGCATGAACATTATTGTAGCCATTGGATTTGTAATAGATTATAGAGATAATGCTAAATAAAGTTTACAAAAACCTACATTTTTGTTAGTTATGCTTTACATAATAGACATATTTCCGATTAACATTTAAAAATTTAACAACATGAAACTAGAAGTATTTACAGAAATCCTAAACAAACTTAGGAAGCAATCAGACAAGGAACATGCATTGTATGTATTAGATATAGACACT